CCTTTGCAATTATAAAAAAAACTATAGAAAATGGGAAAGAATTGCATAGTGCTGGTTCGGCCATCGCTTCTTTTATAGGAGCTGAAGAGCAACTAAAGCAAGATTTACAAAAGAAAAAGAATAGTATTTGGACAAACTTTCTAGGCAAAGAAGACAATGACCTGGAAGAGTTTATGGCCTTGGAAGAAATCCGTGCAAAGCAAGAACAATTAAGAGAATTTATGCAGTTATATGGCAGAGCTAATTTGTACAATGATTACATTGCTCATTGTACTGAAGCCAGGAAAGCTAGGAAAGAAGCTAGGATAAAAGCTGAACAACAAAGAGAAAAAATTAAAGACATAATCCTTAAAGGTATATTAGCCATATTAGTTTCTGCTTTATTGGCAGGTGTAGTCACTGTCTTGGCTATCATAGCTAGAAAGAAAGGTTTGATATGACAGCTTTTCTCCTTGCTTGTACATTAAATGGTATTGTTAATGGTGCTATATACTTTCAAAGTGTTAACGTGTGTATACATTACAAGAACATATTAGATAACCAAACATTTATGAAAGGCAATGAGCCACAAACATATGAGTGTATATGTAAACTTATACCTTATGTAGATACAGATAAAGTAAAGGTGTACTAATGGTTACAGTTGAGCAGTTTCTGAAGTGGAAAATTTTACCAAGACTAATGATGCTTTGTAGCACAGTTATGTCCTGGAGATGTGCTGAATGGTTCATGGATTTAGATGCACCAACAGCAGCACAATCAGCTTTTGTATCTGTAGTTATGGGTGTAATGACAGGTGTCTTTGGTATATGGATGGGTCACGAACATAAGGAGCATAAATAATGTTAACAGCATTGATAGGACCAGTTACCAATTTAGTTGGTAAGTTTATTGAGGATAAAGATGCCAAGAATAAGTTGGCACATGAGATAGCTACTATGGCTGAGAATCATGCCCAGGAGTTAGCAAAAGGACAGCTGGAAATAAACAAAGCCGAAGCTCAACATAAGTCAATCTTTGTTGCTGGTTGGCGTCCTTTTATTGGCTGGACTTGCGGCATAGCTTTGTGCTGGCATTTTGTCCTGGCTCCAGTTACAATGTTTTTATGTGCATATATCGGTGTAGTTGTTCCTGATTTACCTACGTTTGATATGGGTTCATTGATGACAGTATTAATGGGAATGTTAGGTCTTGGCGGACTTAGAACATATGAAAAACAAAAAGGTTTAACAAAGTAATGGCAAAATTTTACATGAAAATGTATGATATATTTAACAGCATCGCTAATTTTTTTTGGGAGAAATACGTGCAACAAATAAGAAAGCCAAAGAGAAACAATGGCTAGACCTGTAACAAGAAAGCCGCACAATAACTGTCTGGAGTGCGGTGCAGATATGAAAGAAGTAACTTACATAAGACCATATGCAAAGGTATGTTCTGATTGTAAAAGTTTACTATGGTCTGGCAATTCAGAAATTAAAAAGGTTACCCAGGATTTGCAAAAACGTAATAGCAAGATGACAGATGAAGAGCTTGGCCTGGACGAAATGTTTGAAGATGATCCGAGGGCAGTAAATGAAAAAGAATATGGCAAAGTGTATCACAAAGAAACAATAATTGCTGATAGAGTTAACGTATTAGATACCATAGATTAACAAAGACAGGAGTAGTACATGGTTAAAAAAGGTTTATGGGCAAACATACATGCAAAAAGAAAAAGAATCGCTGAAGGCAGCGGTGAAAAGATGAGGAAGCCAGGTGAGAAGGGTGCACCCACCGCACAGGCTTTAAGAGAAAGTGCCAAGAAAAAAATAAGGAGAAGCTAATGCCAATGGGTAAAGGTACATATGGTTCAAAAGTTGGTAGACCATCTAAAGACGATAAGAAAAATCCAAATCTTAAGAAGGCTGCAATTATGAGAATCAAAAAGAAAAATGGAAAGTAATTTTAATCAGTGTCTTGAATGGTTGTTAGAGCATGAAGGCGGCTACGTAAATCACCCAAAAGATCCAGGCGGTGAAACTAATCTTGGAGTCACTAAAAAGGTTTATCAAAATTGGTGCACTGAGCAAGATGTCTTCATGAAAGATATGAGAGACTTGACCTTTGATGATGTAAGACCAATATATAAAAAAAATTATTGGGATAGAGTCAAAGGCGATGATCTGCCAGCAGGTATTGATTGGTCGATGTTTGATTGGGCGGTCAATTCTGGATCAGCTACACCAGCAAGAACTCTGCAAAGTATACTAGGTGTTACTTCTGATGGAGTTATCGGACCAGTAACAATAGATGCCCTGGACGGCAAGAACATATCAAATATTATTTCCAGGATTTATATTAAACGCCAGGTATTTTATGAAAGTCTTAATTCGTTTGATACTTTTGGTGCTGGCTGGAGTAAACGCAACCAGCACACAAGAGACCAGGCACTTACATTAATACCTAATCTACAATAGATAAACCGTTCTTTAAACCGTTGGCTCTTCTAATCCAACCACGTCTTTCTATGGCCATGAGATGCTTGGCAACTGATGGCTGTGAAATATTCAAGTGAGCTGCTATCTGATTATGCGTAGGTGTAACGCCAGTAGCTTGGCTCTGTTCCAGTATGAAATCAAATATTTCTTTTTGTCTTTGTGTAAGACTAAACTTTTCTCTAGTTTGCATTGTTCAACTCCGCTCCTAATCTTTTAAGTGTTTTTTGGTACAGCTCTCCGATTGGCTGCATCTCTTCTTCTGTGAGACTGTCTAGGCTAGCTTGATTTGCTTCTCTTAATTCTCTAAGCATTGTCATTCTCTGCCTAGTCTCAATCAAAACGTCATTCTTATCTCTGTCAGAATTTATGTAACGTTGTAATAACTTTCCGAAGGCCATGGCATAGTCAGTAGATGAAGTAAAACTTTCCATGTCTGTACCTCTGTGAGTCTTTAGAGAGAAAGTCTGCACGGCTTCTGTTGTTTCCTGGCTCTCAGGCTCGTCAGGAATATCGATAACATCGTCCAAGGTGTCATCAATAGGTTGCTCTTGCTCCGTCTCTCCTGGCTCTTCTAATGTGCCTTCAATAGCATCTAAAGGATTTGATGGAGGTGTTACATTTTTAGGCTCTGTTGGATAGTCCTGTGCTTCTTCAGCTGTAACAACTCCCTTCAATGCGTCTGGAAATGCGTCACGCAATGCAAAACCTCTTGCTCTCATAGTCAACATTCTGTCAGGATACTGAGTCCAGGGACCAACCTTTCCCCATAGTCTTGCTCTCTTTGCGTCAGCTACAGAAAAAGTTTTTACAGTCTCTTCAATCTGATCGTGATAACGTCTTTTAACTTTGCAATAAGCAATCTTGTTATCGCCTTCGCCTTCTACCCATTCAGAAACGCCAGCACAACGAGGATCATTTTTAACCAGGGCAAGTGCTGCGTCTCCATAAACGCTAGGCTTGCCATTGATAACGGCTATGTTCTGCAATGCTTGCAACGGTTGCAGTCCTAACTCATATCCCCATTGCACGGCAACCAATACGTCTTGCGGCTTGCCTTTGTAATTGTTCGGCACCATGCCTGAGCTTGCCACCATTTTAGAAAACTCTATGGCTTCGCCCATTGTTTTCGGTGCTAGTGTCGGTAACTTATTCATCATTTCATTCTCCTTATACTAATTGTTTTTTGTCTTGTTTCTGATTCTGCAACAGCTGGTTTTAGTTCATGCTTACAAGCTGGGCAACATTCAGCTGGCTTTGCTTTTGTCTTTCTAAAAGGCCAGGCTACATTGTAAATTACGCCTGTTTTCTCATCGACTATTGTTGCCTTTGCATGATTGCCCATTGCTCCCATTAGTTTTTGTCCATGCTGTTCCTTTGTTTCCTGGTTTATTTTCATTGCTGCGTTTGCATCTTCAATAGATAAAACTGAGCTAATTAAATCAGGCTCCAGCTCCATCGGCTCTTCAGCTGGCTCAGTATAATAGGCAGCCATCTCCGCAACGGTCTTTGGCTCAGGCCATGTGCCTTTCTCCATGTGCTGCTCAAACTCTGCAACGCCTTCAGCTATCTTTTTTATTGTTGCATCGTGTCTTTCAAATACATGAGCTGTAATTTTTCGACCTGAGTAACAAGTAAAAAGCACACCATACTTTGCATTGTGACACATCATGCCAGCTTGTAACTGGATTGGCCCTCTGTGTAACGGTGGATCGTCTTTTCTTTCTGTAAGTGTGGTGTACTTTGCTTCAAGAACAACCAGGCCATCAAGCGTGATTTCTCCGTCCTGGTTCATAACTGTTATATCTTGAGCTTCATTGCTATAAATGGTTATCGGCTCTTCAACATTGTATAAGCCGTCATCTGAGTAATAAAGCTCTATTTCATTATGCTTCTTGGCTGCTGGTTTGCCGTCTTCTGTGTAGTTCTTCATCTTGTCAGGATCTAAACCAAGCTGCCTTAAACCTCTTGACAATATGATAGGCTCAACAGCTGTGCCGATATCTACTTGCAAGCTGTCAAGCGGTAAAGGTACAACGCCGTTCATTGCGTTCCTGGCATTTTCTAAAACATCGTATGATGTTTGATACAAACTTAAACCAAGCCAGGCTGGCATCACACTGCCTGATAAATGGTTGTCAGGTGATAATTTACTCATTAAAAAAACTCCTTCCTTCTTCTGTTATTTCCCAAATTATTTCTTGACGATTACGGCTGTTAACTTCTCGCTTGCCGCTGTCTCTTACCAAACCCATTCTTGCAAGTTCTGTTAATCTAGGCTTGACTGAATAAAGCCATTGGTCTAAACTTTTAGAAACATGCTCCCCTGTTGCACCGCCTGCCTTTCTACGGTGCAGAAATTGTAGCACCATTAGCCTAAGACCTCCAACTTTTGGTGCTACTTTTTCAGCTGCTGCAACCTCTGTATCAGGTGCGTTTTTATGGTGCATTGTTTTAATGTTTACGCTCTCTATTGTTTTGTTGTCCATGATTACCTCCTATACAAAAGCAACAAATGAAAACCAGGCAACAACGAAAAACATTGCCAGGAAAATAAAATATATTATAGGCACACCGTAATTTTTTATAAACTTAATCAATTTCATACTCCTCTATTTTTTCTTTAACTAATTTGTTTAGATGCTTTCTAATTGAAAGATATAATTGCAGCTCTGCCAGCTCTTTGTGTTTGTCTAGCTTTCGTTTGTTTATCTTTCTCAACCTGCTGAGCATCTCTGAATATTCTTTAACAACGCCATAATATTGAGCAACAGATATATTCAAGACTCTTGCATTGTAAAGCTCATCGTTACCAATCTTGACAGGCTTATCAATCATTGTTTTCTCCTTCAATAAACTCTAATATTTCTTTTGCTCTGTTTGGCGTTAGCTCCATTTGATTTGTTGCATTGCCGTTGCCGTCAAATATCTTAATGCTAAAACCATATTTAGTTTTTTGTAGTTTCTTAAATTGATTTATTAAATATTCTTTGCTTGTCATGTTATACTTTCTCCTTTTCGTTTTTAAGTTTGTCGGCAAACATGCCCAGGTTGATGGCCATGGCTAACAACTTTTTATTGTTGTGCTCCATGGCCAATACTATTAGCTCTTGTGCTTTTTTGTAGACAGCTTGGCTGAAAGTCATGCTGCCATGGCCTGGTAATCTGAGACGATGCACTCGCCAAGAATATAAACATACATGTTTACAACTTGCTCAGGGTTGCTGAAATCTGTTGTAACCTGGCCAAAGTTTTCTTCTTCGTAATGTTTGATAATATTAATAATACTAAAGACTTGATCGCCTAACCATTGCGTAGCCTTGTAAGTGCCAATTATATAATGGGTAGTGTTAAAGCACTCGTGATGCAAATCCTCGCCTATCTCGTCAAGGTAATTTGAATTTTCGTTGATGAAGTTGTCAAAGTAGTCTTTTACTTCTTGATACTTGTATGAATTTTTATCTAACATTTTGTTTCCTTTCTGTTGTTTGATGGCTGAACAATAGCCAACCAATACACTATACATATCAAGCGATAGCGGTTATGTCAATAGAGATATCACATTTTTTTTAATTTTTTTTACATGAGGTATAAAAATGACTAATAAACGGCAGAAATCCAACAATCTTGTAGGCTTTTATTTACGCATACCAGCTGATTTAAAACAGCAATTAGAAGACCTGGCAAAAAAAAGATCGTGCAGCAAGGCAAATATTATTGTTGAGATGATTAATAAATCTATTAATGAGCCAGTAGAAACAAAGAAGGGCCAAATCAACAGCTGGTTGTCCAGGCAATGAGTAAACAACTACACATCACTATTCCAGGGCAGCCAGTTGGAAAAGGTCGGCCCAGGTTTGGCAATGGTAGGACATACACGCCAGCCAAAACAAAAGCATATGAAAAGTTAATAGCCGAGCACGCAACAAAAGAAGTTGAGCGGTCACGCTGGTATATAACTGACAGGCCAGTCAAGATGACAATACTTGCACTCTTTGATATTCCAAAGAGCTGGAATAAAAAAAAGACCAGGGACGCAATCATTGGAGACATAAGACCAGGGAAGCCTGATATTGACAATGTTGCCAAGGCTGTTTTAGACTCATTGAACGGCATAGCATATATTGATGACTCGCAGGTGTATCAACTATCAGTCACTAAGGCTTATGGAGATCCAGCTTTGGTTGTGACAATCCAGGAGTATGATTATTAATTAATGGTTGCTGGGGAGCAATCTAGGAAGGTAAGTAATTGAAAGTAGAAACCATTAGAAACAAGGACTTGCGGCAGTATAGTATATTACCAATACGAGCCGTACAAGATCCAGAGATAAACAGAACAGCAGCTCTTGCTGTGCTTGCTGTGATTTGTAGTTACACAGATGAGCTAGGCCGAACATTTGTCAGCCAGGCAAGAATCGCAAAAGACCTGGGCATAAGTCGTCCAGCTGTCAACAGGCAAGTTAAGAGGTTGTTTGATACAGGTTATTTGGTTTATGCCAGGAAACAATACAAAGACCAAAAAACAAACACAATTAAGGTTGTTTATGACAAGGCCGTGAAGAGTGAAAAGGCAGCTCGCTCAAACCTGACAGCAAGGGAACAAATGGAGCTGGCAGAGGCCGAAGTAGGTTTAACAGGTGTAACACCAGAGGTTACACGTGCAAGGGGAACAGGTGTAACTTCTGATGTTACAGGCAGGTGTAACACTAGGGTTAACTTACGTGTAACTTCTGAGGTTACACAGAACGAGACACTAACGAGTAATATTAACGATATAAAGGGAAAGGCAAGAATGTTGTGTAGTTTGTTTTTGAAGTTTGCTGATGCAAATGGAACTCCTAGAAATTATAATAATCGTGATGAGGAAGTGATGGCTGGCTGGATTCGTCAAGGATTAGATGCTGCAACCTGGTCGGACATACTAACAAACCATGTCAAGTACTGTAGAGACAACAATAGAGACTTGGCTAGAGGTTTAGGATACTTCCAAAAGCCCATACAACGTGCTCTGAGCATGTCAGGCAATAAAAAGGTAGATGATGTGCTTAAAAAGGTTACGGCACGCATACGGAGCTTATAGAGCGATTAATGGCATGTGGTAATATAGTACTCATTGTTGCACCTGGAACAGGTCAAAGCAGCTGCACGGCTGCACGGTTCGGACTTGCCCAGGCATTTTTTGAAAAGGTACCCCTTGCCCCCCTGCCCCCTCGCTGTGTGTACGGGGGTCTCAAAAAACTATTTTCCATTTTTTCAGAAATAGGTTAGGATATCGCAATAACTAAACACTTTTAGGAAGGAATAATACAATGAAGAAGTTTAACGTAGTACAAGCGAAGGAGATACCAGGACGTGAGAAGCCAATATGGCTGCGTATTGGGAAGGCGTTTGAGAAGGATGATGGCAAGTTAAGGATTAAGCTAGAAGTTTTACCTTTGCCGAATAAGGAAGGTGATATATGGTTATCAATGTTTGAGGATACTGGTGACCGTGATGGATTTACACCGAGTGGGATGGATAGCGGTCCAAGTTATTCTTCGGTAAAGAACGGTACAAGTACTTTAGGAGGAAGTAGTGATGGAGACCCAGACGAAATCCCATTTTAAACGGCATTATGATGATTATGTTACCTGTGATTGGTGTGGTAAGCAGACACGTGGACGTATTTGGGAAGAAGAACCAGATGTTGTTAAGTGTGGTGCTTGCCATAAGGAGCTAGAGAATGTCGGATAAGCGACCACCTTTAGGACGATTTGGCGGTGTACGTATGATACAACGGCGGATTGGACGCTCAGAAACGCTGTATCAACATAAAGAAGCGGTTGCTTCTGAATTGATTGCACTTGGCACGGCTAATATAACGGATGTAGTTAATTTAGATGGTACGATAAAAGAGTTTGACCAGATTCCAGAACATGCTTTAAAGGCAATAAAGAAAATATCTGTGCGTGGAAGTGATGTTACGATAGAAATGCACGATAAAGTTTCTGTATTAAGGGTGCTTGCGAAAGCGTCTGGCATGTTAGATGCTGAACAGAACGAAGATAAACCTAGTATTGTTGGAATAAATATCAAAGGCCCAGAAGAAACTACGACAACCTATGAGGAAAAAGATGGCGAAACTTAGTGCTACTCCGATTACTCTGAAAGAAAGTAACGAATACATAAAAAATTTTCATAGGCATAACAAGCCAGTGCAAGGGTGTCGATTTTGCATTGCATGTGTGTATGAAAATAAAATTGTTGGTGTATGCGTTATTGGTAGACCTATATCAAGATTTAAAGACGATGGAGTTACAGCTGAAGTTACAAGAACTTGTGTGATTGATGACGCACCAAAGGGAGTTAATAGTTTTTTATATGCTAGAGCTTGGAGAGCTTGGAGAGCCATGGGTGGCGAAAGAATAATTACATATACACTTCAGTCTGAAAGTGGTGCATCACTGAGAGGTGCTGGCTGGAAAGTCCTACATGAAGTTAAAAACTGGGACAAAAAAGGATGGACCTCAAGAGAAAACAGGGTTTTACAAAAAATTTCAACGCAACCTAAATTTTGCTGGATGTATACATAATGGAAAAGCGAAAAAGTGATATACCGTCACTTAACCTGGATTTTAGCAATTCACCAACTGTTTATAAGTTTTTAAACGATAATAGCTTTGTAAGAGGACTTATGGGGCCTGTTGGTTCTGGCAAGAGTTATGGTTGTGCTGCTGAGATTATGCTGCGTGCCGTGAGACAAAAGCCTTCACCTAGGGATGGGATTCGATATAGCCGCTTTGTTGTTGTCAGGAATACATATCCAG